TATATCCTTCAGCTAATAGACCTTCAAAGAAGTTCCATATCTCCAGTAAGCCCTCTTTATTAGCAGGGTTAGCGGTATCAATAGCACTCTGTAAAGCACCACCCATAACTTGTATATCTTTATACTTATATCCAAGCATTAGGCACTCACCTTATTCTTGTTATCGCTACACTCATTACAAACTATGCCTAAGCCGATAACAATATGGTAGCTAGGTAATCTCTCTCCATTACCAAACTCAAAATACAAACCATCGTGAGTATTACACTCTACACAAACGGGTTTAGCCTTCACTCTCTTACTCATACTCTCTCCCTCTCGCTCTCTGTTAGCTCTGCTGGAATTAGATAACCGCCTAAGCCCACCTCTAAGTTAGTCTCTATTAGCACTCTATCGCCAGCGTAAAATACTTCCGCATTAGGCAATATATTTTTAACAGCGATAATTAAATCGCTTATTGTATCCGTATTCATTTTCTCTCCTATCTATAAGCAAGCACCTTGCTCGCCCTCTCCTACTGTTAGTAGAATACTACACCACACTCCCCTAGACAAAGAGTGTAGCATAGTCCGCCACTAAATTATTTATTCTGTATATCTAAACACTCAACACAAAGCCACTCGCCCGACTTATGCCCAGCGTATAGATTAACTAAGCCAAAGCTCCACCCGCACCCCTTACAGAGTGCGGTCTGCTCTCTCTCCCTCACGCTCATACTCTTAACCTACTCTCTCATAAGTGTCGCTGTATATTCCACCCTGCCATTTACCGCAAGCTTCGCAGACTTCATCTACCAGCCCGATATTCATTACTAGATAGCCCTTCTCTTTACAGTATTTACAAGCAGTTAAGTCCTTCAATTGCTCGCCCTCTCTCTCATAATTTGAGGGTGTCCTAGATACCTTCTGACCTGTGCCAGTTGGTCTAGTCTGCCCTGATAGTAGTTGCGGTCTGCGCTCTCTGTGCCAGTAGATAACCTCTCCAGCACCCACTCCGCTTCTGTGTTTAAGAATTGCTCCAGCTCTTTCATAGTTAGCACCTATCGCAAGCGGGTTGCGCTTGCCCTCTCTCTTCTTCGTAGTTAATTAGTGCCCCGTCTAATCCCTCGCCACAGGTTAAGCAGAGCACACTCCCTTCTTCTAGTATTTTTCTCATAGCCCACACCCCACGCCCCAGCAGTAGCCCTCTCCCGTAAACCATAGACGGGAGCTTATTAAGTAAAGCCCTGCCAGTAGTGAAAGCCAAAACACCGCCCTCACTATCGTCCGCACTCTGTAATAATTAGCGCTTCTCATTACTCCGCCCCCTCTAATGCTTGCTCTACTTCTTCTACTGCTTCATTGAATAGATCGGAGTAGTAAAGATATAAATCAAGGCTCATTAAGTTAATGATATTAACCTCACCGCCCACGCCTAACTCCGCGCTCCCTCTGTCGGTGTAATCATTAGGCATTAAAGTCCACTCCTCTATTATGCGGTTATTGTAAATGGGTAGCCAACTGTCTATAAACTCCCCGCTTCTATCTTTAATGGTGTCTAAGTCCTCGCCCTGAGATAGCTCAGCGCGTATCTCCTCCACCATACGCTCTACTGTCTTATAACTCATAACTTGCTCCTATCGTCTAGTAAATACCCTTAGATTTTAAGGATATCCCACCCCCTACTCTACCCTATTTTAAGGGCAGAATAAAGGATAGGACACCATTAACTTATATTATGCCGTTCATATAATTAAGGACATCATCATAAGAGGCGTTCCCCTCCCCGTAAGCCCTAACTAACTCTATTGCCCCCTCCTCCTCCCTTAAAGCTTCAAACAGTAAGGCAGGGAGGGTGTTTAACTCTCCTGCGATATTCTCTAATAATTCAACTGTGCTCATTAAAAGCCCACCCCGATTACCTGAAACTTGCCCGCCTCCACGAACGGGCGGGAACGCTCATCATTAGTAAAGAAGGCGTTAATATCCTCCACTTGTTTGCTTACTTGATTAGGTGAGCCGTAGGCGGTAAGGCTAACGCCCGCCCGCTCATAGCCTTTAATTATCCGCTTAACTTGAGCCTCACTTAATAAAGCCTCAGCCCACACTTTCCCACTTTCATCAGCCAATAAAGTGGTGGTCTTAACTGTCTTAGCCATTACCTTGCCCCTATCTCTCACTCTCTTTTAATTGTTTAGGAGAGTGCCACCGCCCACCCGTAAGGGTGAGCGATAGCCCGCCACTAAGCCTCTAAACAGTTATCGCACTCTGCCATACAGCAAGCGCAAGCACTCTCAAACCCGTGATCACAGCATTTAGCCTCAAACTGTTCAACCTTGCCCGTGCTGATGTCTATCTGTAATTTACGCATTAGTTCACCCCGCAAGCAGTTAGAAAACGGGCTTTATTAAAGCGGGGATTATCTAGCGCAAACTCGTCAGCAAGGTTTGAGGCAAAACTTAACTTTAATTCAGCACTACCAAACCAACTTGTTTGAATAACTATCGCGATTTTAATGTAATCTTTACGGGTCATTTTGTATTCTCCTCTTAGGCTCTTAATTAAGGCGGTTTGCCTCAATAAGATAAAAATACACTACTCTCCCCTAGTTGGCAATAACCAAACCAAACTATTTTGGAGAGTGTCGTTTAGTGAGATGAGCTCATCTAATAAATAACCCTGAGGGAATATAGGCAGGGATAGGGCGGTGAGGGTAGGGGTCAGGGATAGCAGGGCGGTCAGGGCTTAAGGGATAGCGGGCTGAGGGCTTAAGGGCTGAGCAGATTAAAAGCGGTTTATTAAATTGAGCAGGGCTGAGAGTATGCCAGAGCGGTAGCAAGCCATCTAATTCTTACCAATACTAAGCAGAGCAGGGCAGGGGGGCAGGGGTCTGCCTAGCCTGTGGATAACCAACCCCACGCTTTAAGTTTTACAGCGTAGGTGGCCGTTACACCCCAAATAAATATATTTCCTAAAGTGTAATCAGCTAGTCCGTAATGTCCGTTTTGTTATACTATAGTTGTGAGGTGTACCACATTTATAAAGATTTATTGTGAGAAAACGGGAAATCACCTATTTTTCTCGGCTTATATATAGTAGGGGAGTAAAACGGGGTGTGATGAGTTTTACGACCAACATCGCTACGGCGAAGCCTCCGCGATGCCCCCTAAGGGCGAGCGAGGCTTTACCCCTCACTTCGCTGTAGCTCGTTCGGGAGCGCAACGCTAAGTGAAGCGAACCGAACAGCACACACACACTTCGCGGCAGGTGTAATAGATTGATCGCTCCACTATCAATTTTCCTCCCCACTATGTAAAGTTATCTCGTGGAGTTATCCACAGGTACATCCACAGGAGGATTAATGGCTGAGAACTCAGCAGACATCGCAAAGAGAATTATTCTCAATTGCGTAGCAGAAGCATTTACAATTGAGCAGGCTTGTGCCTCCGCAGGTAAATCTATGAAGACCTACGAGTACTATCGTAGAACTGATAAAGTCTTCGCAGACAAGATAGACAGAACTAGGCTAGGTCTTAAAGACAAGCAGTTCGCATCAGGTGATGCTCACGATCTATCCTTCGCAGATTTCAGACAACGCTTCCTTCATAATCAAACCTTTCCCCACCAACAAAATTTAGTAGATGTTATAGAAGGACAAGAACCCTCTTGGTTACATCCTTCAATGAAGTACGAAAAGGGTATAGCTAATAATCGTATCCTTATTAACATCCCTCCAAACCACGCCAAGTCAATCACCATCACAGTTGATTATGTAACCTGGCAAGTTTGTAAGAACCCTAACTTTAGAATCCTCATAGTCTCCCAAACCCAGCGCTTAGCAGCAGACTTTCTCTACGCTATTAAGCAACGTTTAACACATCCAATGTATGAAGAATTACAGACTGCCTACGCTGCTGGGGTTGGGTTCAAATCTAAGTCAGCCTCCTGGCAAGCAACTCGTGTTACCTTCGGTGATGAGTTGCGTGAATCCAGCGAAAAGGATCCCAACATAGAAGCAGTTGGTATCGGTGGTCAGATCTACGGTAAACGTGCAGATATGATTATCGTTGACGATGCTGTGACCCTATCAAATGCTAATGACTTTGAACGACAGATCAAATGGCTTACCCAAGATGTTAGATCTCGTCTTAACCCAACAGGTAAACTTATTATCATTGGAACTCGCGTAGCTTCAGTTGACCTATATAAAGAACTACGCAACCCAGATAGATACCCTGGTGGATTAGTTCCTTGGACCTACTTGGCTATGCCAGCACTCTTAGCCGCAGATGAATCCCCTGAGAAGTGGGAGACTCTATGGCCTGCCTCAGATCAACCCTTTGATGGACAAGCAGAATCGGATAAAAACGAAGATGGCTTATACCCAAGATGGAACGGGCGCAATCTTTTCAATGAACGACAAAGTATGGATGCTTCAACTTGGGCGCTCATTTACCAGCAACAAGACATCTCTGATGATGCAGTTTTTGATCCTGTGTGCGTTCGCGGCTCTATTGATGGTATGCGTAAGAGTGGTCGCCTTACCCCAGGTCATCCTGGTCACCCAAAAGATTTAAACGGCTTTTCTATAATCTG